CTTGCGGTTGCCCCGCATCTCCAGCTTCTTGAGCAGCGCGTTGTTCTTGGTGACGTTGTCCGCGATCTGCCGCGTGCGCGACTGGATCGTGGTGGCAACGATGTCACTGACGTTGGGGAAAGACATGACCTGACTCCTGAGAAAGTGGTTGGATGTTCACCCGCGCGGTGCGAAAGCACACCGTGCTCTTTCGTCGGGAGTCAGGCGTTGGCGAGACTCAGACCCTGCTATGCGCCTCGATTGCTGCTTCGATAGCGTTGCGCACTGAGGTAGGTGCGGTCGGCTCGGGGCTTCCGACAGGCGCTGCGCCCTTCACACTCACTGCAGCCGCTTTGGCTCGCGTTGCTGCTTGTGTCAGGTTGGCGGCGGATTGCCCCTGTTGCCGGGCAATCATAACCTTGCTCACCTCGGGGTGCAACAGGCACGCCCGGTGGTAGGCATCCGCGAGCGAAAGCGTGCGGCCGTTGCGCTCTGCGACCTCGATGGCGTCGGCCATCAGATCGCGCACGTCCTCGAAGAACTCGTTCTTCGGATCGGCGGCGAACTGCTGCAGTTCGGTCTGCACGGTCGCAGCGACCTGCTGCTCCTGCGCCGCGCGACGCGCCTGCGCCTGCTGGAACAGCGGCGCGAGCGACTGCTGCACGGCCTGCTGGATCACGTTCGGGTCGAAGCCCTGCGGCTGCTGCGGGATCGCGCCCACCAGCGCGCCATCGAGCGCCTCGATGTCGATCCCGTAGGCCTTCACGATCTGCGCCACGGTCTGCGCCTTCTCGGCCGGGGTCCCGAAGCGCAGCCGCGATGCGGTGTCCATCAGGCCGCGCACGGCCGCGATGGGGTCGCCACCTGTCTCGACCTGAATCGCCTGCTGGTAGGGCTGGATCGTCTGCGCGAACTTCATGGCGAAGTCGACGGCGGGCTTGTACTGCTCCTCGATCTGCGCGACACGCTGGTGCGTCTCGGTGATGTGGTTGCGCCACTCGGGCGTGAGCCCGGTCCAGTGCGAGCGCAGCGCGGGCGGCACGCCACGCGGCGGGGGCTCGAACCTCGGCGTGTTCTGCGCGGGGGTCTGCGGCTGCGCAGGAGCCGCTACAGGCGGCGCAGCAGGGGCGGGTGGTGTCTGCCCCTTGCCATCGACCTGCGTGGCCTTGACGAAGCGTCCCAGCCCGTCACGGGTGCGGCCGTCGCCCTCCGCAGGGGTCGCAGCCGACTCCGGTGCCGTGTTCTCGGTTGAGGTGACGTCCCCAGAGGGCGTGTCATCAGTCGGCGTTGGAGTCGGCTGCGAGTCGGTGGTGCTCGGTGTGTCGTCGTCGTGCTGTTCAAACGCTGCCTCAAGGGCCTCGCGCATGCCTGCCATCGTCATTCTCCTTTTTGGGTGTTCTCTTCTTCGGCCTTCTTCATCTTCGACTCGCGCTCGCGGCGCAGGCCTTCGACGTACTGCTTCGCCTTGTAGCCACCGTAGCCACCAGCGCCGACGGTGCCTGCGCCGATCAGCAGGCGCGGGTCGATGTAGCCGGCGTGGGCCTTGCCAGCGATGATCATGTCGCGCGCGGTCTCGGGCGAGACGCCCATCCGGTTCGCGGCCTTGTTGATCTGCTGCGCGAAGAGTTCGAGCTTCGGGGCACCGATGGGCGACGTGACGCCGGTCGCATTGCTGCCCGCGCCCCACACCACCGCCTGCGCCGGCACCGACTCCAGCCCCGCGCGCTCGGCGACCTTCTCCTTCCACCACGGCCCGAGCGTGACCATCTCGGGCACGCTCGCGCTCGCTGCGTTGGGCATCTGCTCGCCGGGCTTGTTCGGGTTGCGCACGAGGCCACGGTGCTCGGGCAGGCCCACGAGGCGCGACCAGTGCGCGTCGCCGACGGGCCATGCGGTCTGGAACCCGGTCTCGGGCACGCCGCTGGCGTGGATGTAGCTCGGCACCTTCGCGCTGCCCATGTCGAGCTTGCCCTCGCGCAGGTACTTCGCCATCGGCCCCGCCTGCGCGGTCTTGTGCACCATGTGACCCTGAATCGCGCGCATGTCCTCGGGGAAGTCGGGGCCGCGCTTGTGGCCGGGGATGCCAGCGTGCTGCACGAAGTCCTCGAACCGTCCTTGCGACGCGAGCCAGTTCGCGCCCGTGCCGCGATTGAGTTCGGTCAGGACCTCGCTGTTCGGCGACGCCATCCCGGTCAGGGTGTTGAACTTGCGGTACTCCTCGACCGCGCGCTCGGGGCCGTGGATCTCGACGAAGCGCTTGAAGAGCGGGTCCATCGTGTACCACGACGCCATGCCCTTGAACAGATCGGGTCTGTTGCGGGCTTCGCCGATGATGTCGACGAGGCGCTGCTCGTTCTCGGGCGTCATCACCGCTTCGGCATGCCGCGCGCCCTTCGCCTTCGGCGGGGCGTTGAAGGGGCGTTCGGTGATGTTGCCCTTGCGGCGGCCTTCCTGCGTGATCTGGTACAGGTCGTCGCGCGTGACGCCGAACAGCCGCTGCATCAGCGGGTCCTCGGGCGCGACACGCGCGCCAGCGACCAGTTCATCGGGCCGCTTGTAGATGCCGGGGAACGGGGCACCGCGCAGCGCGGCCACCATCTCGGGCGGCGTGCTCGCGCTGACGCTGTAGCCCTGTGGCTTGCTCTTGAGGGCCTTCGCCAGCAGCCCGGTCTGCGACACGCCACCGAGCTTCGGTGCGCCCTGCGCCTCGCCGCTGGTGAGCGCGAGCGGCGCAGCGAAGTCGAACGCCGTCTCGACGATGTCGGCGGGGCCGACGTCGCGCGCGATCTCGGTCCCACCCATCACGCTGCCGCTCGGGCGCTCGAACTGTCGGCCGCGCGCGTGCTCGCGCAGGTACTTCGGCAACTGCGTGCTGATGACTTCCCATGCGCCGGCCATCACTTCCTCCGCGACTGCAGTTGATGGATCGCGCGCTCGATGTGCTCGCGCTTGACCGTGCCGCCGCGCGTGAAGTACTCAGCCTTCGCCTTCAGCGCAGAGTCCCACGTCGACTTGAAGTCGTCCATCGTGGTGAGGTTGTTCCGCTTCATGTACTCGCGGTGCTTCGCGCGCGTGCTGATGTCGGTGCCATCCGTCGCACGCAGGCCCTCGTAGTGCGAGTCGCCGATGATGCGGTTGTGGTTCGGCGTCGTGCGGTCGGGGATCTCGTCGACCCCGACCTCGTACTCGACGCCGTTGATGTAGACCCAGCGACGGCGCGTCATGGCTACGCCGCTTCGTCGTAGTCTTCGTCGCCGGTCTGCTCACCAGCAGCAGCGGGCGAGGTGAACGTAATGTCCATCTGCGCGTCCTCCGCAGCCGCGAGCAAGCCGCATGCAAGGTCATACTCCTCGCGCGTCATGCCACCGCTGGCGAAGCGGGCATCGAGTTGTTCCTGCTTGGTCATCCCATTGCTCCCTGCAGCGCGTCACGGATGCTTGGGCCTTCGGCCGGCGCTGGTGCGGCCTCGGGCTGCTCGACTTCGATCTTCAGCGTGGCGCCACAGTTCGGGCAGACGCACGTCGTTTCCTGCTCGGGCGCTTCGGCGCCTTCGATCTCGTTCACTGCGGTGCTCCGGGTAGTGGCGTGGGCGGGATGCCTGCGCCGGGTTGGATAGCGGCCATAGGATCGACGTTCGGTCCCGGTGGCGGCGCTGGCATGTCCATCGGCGGCGGGCCGCCCTGCGGGGCCTGCATGCCCTCGCCGGGCGGCTGTGGCAGCGGCTGCACGGGCATCCCCGTCATCAGCGCGTTCTCCTGCTGGGTCTGTCCGGCCTCGACCAGATCCTTGATGCCGCTCGCCTTCTGGCGGAAGGCGCTCGCGCGCTTCTCCTCGGTCTCGGCGACGGTCTTCGGGTCGGGCTCTGCGGGCTTCTGCGGCTGGCTCGCGGCGGCGATGGCCTGATCGAGCAAGGTCTCGATCTCCTTGCCGATGCGGAAGCCACCGAGGCCCCACTTCATCATCTGCAGCACCATCGGCGCCGCAGCAGGCTGGGCCTGAATAAGCGGGGTCACGCTCTGCACGAAGCCGCCGACGGCCTGCATGTACTGCGTCCGCGCGTCGCGCTCCTGCGCCCAGTCCACCATCGCCATCGTCTCGCTCTCGACGGTGATGCGGTAGCGCTTCGTGCTGTCTTTCTTCAGGAACTCGACCGCCTGCTGTGCAAGCTGCGCGTCGGGCGAGTGCATGATGTTGCTGCGCTCGATGATCGTCTGCGGCTGGAAGTGCGTGCAGATGATCTGCGCCCGGATGCGCTGGCCGGCGGCGACCCACTGCCCGACCTCCATCTGCTTGTACTGCAGCCGCGAGCCACCGAACTGCGCCTTCAGTTGCTGCGCACCCAGCGTCTCGTCCGGGTCCGTCATGCCGCGCATGATGTCGCCGATGCCGAGCACCTCGAACAGGCCCTGCTTCAGCACCTCGCGCTGCGCCGTCAGCTTCTCGATGATCTGCGCCGCGAGATCAATCGGCACGAAGTCCATCTGGCCCTTGAGCCCGCCCTTCTCGGCGAACGCGGCCCAGTTGTCGACCGGGATCATCTGGTTCTCCATGCCTTCGGTGAAGACACGGCCGATGGCGGTGGAGGTCTTGTCGTAGACCCCGACCATCTTGCACGCGCGCACGAGGTAGGTGATGCGCGTGGTGAGTTCGTCGATCTGGTCGTACTGGTCCTGCGCCATCTGGTAGTCGGCGCGCGGCATGAAGTTGCTGGTCGTGAGGTTGCTCACCAGCGGCTGCGGGCACGGGAAGTAGTTCTCCAGCTTCAGCGGGTCGTCTTTCTCGTCGAGCACCACGTCCATGCCGATGACGTGCCAGTAGACCTTCTTCGTGGTCTTGTCCCAGATCTCGAAGACGGGCGCCTTCTCCCACGGGTCGTTCTGCGGCTGGTTGCTGTCGTTGTTCTTCTTGCTCTTCGTGAGCGGCACCATCTTGCCGATCTTGTCGCCGAAGCGCTTGATGAGTTGCTCGCGGTTCATGTGAACGCGGCGCGCGACCCAGCGGCACTCCTCCCACGTCCTGCACGGCGACCACCAGAAGTCTTCCCAGAAGACGTAGTCTGTGAGGCAGTCCTCGTGCACGATGGCCTCGTACGGTGTCGAGGGCACCAGCACCTCGCCCGTCTGCGGGTCCTTGACCTCCTCGGTCATCTGCCGCGCGGTCTCGACCTCGTACCTGTACCAGATCTGGCCGAGCCCGACCGTGATGTAGTCGCCGACACCCTGATGCGAGGAGACAGCGAACTCGCTGTTGTCCTTCTCGACCGAGTGATTGAGCATGCGTTCGAGGATGTTGCCCGCTACGCGCGAGACGTCGTCCTCGCTGTCCTTGAAGGTGTTGCTGACGTCGACCTTCGGGGGCTTCGCGTACAGGCTCGCCTTCAGGACCTGCGTGTTCGACCAGAACAGGTTGAGCTTGTACGCGCTGTCGCTGTCGCCGAGCGCGTCGCCGCGCTTGTCGAGGTACTTCTTGACGATCTTCTTCGAGGAGGTGTGGAACTGCGACAGTTCCTTCTTCGCGGCCTCAAGCTCGCGCGTCCAGCGCGTCGCCGACTCGCGCGGGTTGTATTGCGCGTCGGCCTTCTTCGGGTTGATGTCGCTCATGCTTGCTTCCTCCAGAACGCGCCGAGCGCGGCCTTCTTCGCGTTGTAACTGTGCCTGTGGTAGCAAGGCTTCGAGCAGAACCGTGGCACGCCGTGGCC